AGGAGAGGGAATGCGTAAACCGTTGAAAATAAAGGAAATATGAACAACTATTAAAATATGACCTTCTTTTCCATATAGGCTATTTGTAATAGGGGTATATAGCTATTTCTATCAATATATAATATATACATAAAAGATGGTCATTGGTCATATAACTATATAAATCATACACTTACGCATGACCAACTACAAAAAGATGGTCATGCAGATGGTCATGTAATTTTAAATTCACATATAAATCAAGCGCTTACGTATGACCATCCACTTTTTTAAATGAATAATATTGCAATCCTACAGATAATAATCAATAATGACTTCGTGACCAACAAACCAAATGGACTAATTATGACCTTGATTAACTTAATAGACATCATTCAAAGCAATAAGCTCAACCCAGACGGAGAGCCAAAAACAGCAACTCAAGTATGCGAGTCGCTTGGGTTAAAAGATCCAAGTAAAAGCACTTTAAATCTTGTAGCTAAAACTTTAAGACATTACGGTGTTAAGCAAAAAAGAACATCCAGCGGAAGATTTTTTTACTGCAAAGATTGGCAGTCACTATTTGATGAAGAAAAGAAAAAACAAAAAGCAAACGAAGGAGGCGCTTGACCATTGGCGCATATCTGATACACTTGCCTAAACAATGACGGAGATAGAAATGAAGCCTGTATCAGACCTAGTGCGCAAATACGGCAGCCTGCGCAAAACTGGCAAGGTGCTTAACAAATGCCATGCTACGGTTGATCGTTGGGTTAAGGCTGGCGCAAAGATTGACGAGCAAGGCGCTGTTTGGATTAAGACGGCAGAGACAGGATTTAAACAAGGGGAATAGGAATGAAAACCAACAACGGCAATTTGCCAGCAAATCCATTTACACAAGAGCCATACCCAATTGGTGCTATTGGGGATAGTTACGGGCCAATGGCGACAGGCTTAACCAAGCGCGAAATGTTTGCAATGGCGGCTATGCAGGGTTTATTAGCAAACGCAACTGTAAAACTGAATATAGGGCCAACTGGCAGTGATAACTTAAAATTAGGTGCTGTTGCCGTATCTTTAGCAGACGCACTACTTGCAGAATTGGAGAAAACAAAATGAAAGGCTTACACTATCAACTAAAACAACGCATCAAGCACGGCGCAGTAAAGCTAAGCGAGCTTAAGCCTAATTCACGCGAATTGGCGCAGCGTTTACTTGCTGAAGGTGTTTTGTATAAAGATGTCAATGGATTTTTGAAGGTTAGCGAGGATTGAAAATGAACGCAATTTATGACATCTGGCGCTTCATCGACTACACCGACGACAGCATCGAAAAAGCCAAGCTGGAGCGGTTAGCTGCTAACATTCGTGCGGATATGAAGCCTAGTGACTTCATAAACGAAATCGAGGTCGATGCTAGTTTCGACACTGACTGCAATAAAGCAATACAGATGTTATTCCTTGGTGGCGATGCGGCAACGTGCGCAAAGGTTTTGACTAAGTTTGCTGATAATTGGTTAGACCGCCAGGCTATGAAGTTGGCGCAGGAGTATCGCAAGTGAATATTTTATCTTTGTTTGATGGGATTAGTTGCGGCAGGGTTGCCTTAGAGCGATCTGGAATTTATGTTGAAAATTATCTTTCATCAGAGATTGAGCAAAACGCAATAAAAGTTGCCAGAAAAAATTGGCCAGACAATTGGATGCTTGGAGATGTTACAAACTGGCGACAGTGGGAAATTGATTGGAAGTTGATTGACTTACTAATCGGTGGTTCGCCATGTCAAGGATTTAGCTTTGCAGGAAAGAAACTGGCATTTGATGACCAGAGAAGCAAATTGTTTTTTGTTTACGTGGATATTTTAAACCATATCCGCTCAGTAAATCCTGACGTAAAATTCTTACTTGAGAACGTCAAGATGAAAAAAGAACATTTGGCGGTTATCACTGAAATGCTTGGAGTTGAGCCAGTATTCATAAACTCAAACCTAGTTAGCGCTCAAAATAGGCAGCGCTACTATTGGGCGAATTGGGAGATAACACAGCCAGAAGATAAAGGAATTATGTTGGCTGATATTGTGGAGCAGGATCCAAAAGAAATTACAGTAATGTCAGATTTGTTTACTACAAGGAATAAGCATATCTTGAGAAGCGATCTTTCAGGAAAAGCTAAAAGTTTCTCTGCAATGGAATATGTGAAAAACGGAAGGCAGGGAGATTACATCATTGTCCAATATCCTAGAGGAAAAAACGCCGGCGGTGCAAAAGCGCTTGATGGCAAAACACCATCACTGACAAGCAACTTTTGGGAGCAAAATAATCACTTGTCAGACGGAGAGAAGTTTAGAAAGCTAACGCCAATCGAGTGCGAGCGGCTTCAGACTTTACCAGATGACTATACTGCCGGGATAAGCAACACTCAGCGATATAAAGCAATAGGAAACGGCTGGACTGTTGACGTTATCGCTCACATTTTTAACTGTATGAAATAGCGCTTCGGCGCTTGGGAAGAAGAAATGAACACAGATAAAGAATTGCTAGAGCTTGCAGCAAAAGCTGCTGGCTTGAATGTGAAAATGGTTGAAGTTGATCAGGACGATAATTTTAAGGGTTTGATTGTTGGAAGGCGAGGAACGAAAGAAAAAACTTGGTGGAATCCTTTAGCCTCAGATGGTGACGCTTTGCGCTTGGCTGTTATGCTAAATTTAACGGTATGCACCGGACCTTGCCAAGTATCTGCAACTTCAATAAGTGGGGCGTTATTCGGTTCTTTCCCTAAAGAGGACACAATCGAGCAAAACGCATTTGCAGCAACGCGAAGGGCGATTGTTAGAGCTGCTGCGCATGTTGGGCAGATGCAATGAAAAGAAAACCCCACAACCAAACCAAGCGCCTAATCACGCAATCCATCATCGCAATGCGCAATCTGGCGCTAAAGATGCGATTAAGCGAAGCAGGCAAGGGTATAGACGCGATAAACATAAAAACAGGCAAGATAGAGCCAATCACGCAATCGGTGGCCGCAGCGCTTGATAGGACCGCTTTTAGATGGGCTATACTCTTGACCGTCTACGCAGTCGAGAGAAACGGAAAGAGCAAGACTCTGACCAAGTGGACGAGACTTGCTGCACCTTATCGGCACACTGATTTGACTGAGTGGTTGCGCACTGAACATCAAGCCATGATTGACGACTGCAAAGGCAAGTGCGAGGTCATCGATGCAGCGTGGATTGCTGTGATGACTCCGCCAGCTTTTGTTGATGATGTTACTGAGCAGATACTTATTGACAATCTTTTGTTGCTGTTAGAAGATAAACCCGCGCAGCACCTTATTAGCCGTAGAGATACGGCGTTTAACTCCTAAGGGGCGCATCAATGAACAAAGAAATTCCGCAATTTATTTTAGACTTATCCAAACAACTTAACGAGCAACCCAGCAGATCAACTTCGCATCCATTTTACCAAGTAAGATGCAAGCGGCCATACGTGACAGCGGAAGGTTATAGCTCCGCATACTTTGAGATTTACAACGAAGATGCTGTTGTTTTCTCATCCAATTGGCAAAAAAACGGAAGCAAAGAAGAAGAGTTTGCTGAATACCTTGTTGAATATCACTATGACTGGCTCTGTGATACCTATGAAGATATTGAAGTTATAGACATCGATTTTGTTATTGAAAACTTCGATTTTGACGAGTGTGACAACTTACCAAATGACTTAACAAAGTTATGGATGCAAGAAATTGAGGAGGTTGTTTCTACTCATTTGACTCTTGACGCAGCAGAGCAATTCATTAAGCGCAAGCAGCACGACTACCCAAAGTTATATACTTATGCGGAGAGCGCTTACTGGTCTCCACAGTTGCGCGAATTGCAAGATTGGATTAAGTCACTAACGCAGGTTAAGCCATGAACATCTACCGCATTGCAGCAACAACACGCTCTGGCGACTTTATCCAGACAGAAATCACAGCCAGCAACATGCTTGCACTTGTGCAGCCTGTGGTTTATGAGTTAGCAGTTGAGCATAAGACGGCGATTGATGATATTGTGGAATTAGATATCACGGAGTTAGAATGATGGCAGAATTCATAGACGATTGCGTGATGGCAGTGTGGGGGTTTATTAAATTCATTCTGTGGTGCATTGCTGGCTTTTGCTTTGTCGGTGGCATGATTGCACTAGCAGTAACTTTCCCGCTTCCTTGCATAGTGTTTTTGTTGCTTTGGATTGCGCTGAAGAATTAGCCTCTTTATCGGGGCTTTTTTGTGCGCTATACTTTTAACATCTCAGCAAAAAAGACTGTTAACAAATGACATATAGCACAGACAGACAGCCGGATTATGAAGATAGGCTTCCGAGAGGGCTTGGTAAGAAAACTATTATGCTCGCAGCTATCGAAGAAGAAACGGGCGGCGACGAAAAAGAGTTCTTTAAGAAGGTTATCAGGATTGGCTTAGGTGATACAAAAGGCGGTCAGCAGCCAGTTCCAATGCTTCTCAGTGAGGCTATGAAGAGATTACAGCCACCACTTAAGCCAACTGGCGAAAAGATAACTTTAAACATCGCAGAAGGCGCTACGCACGCACAGAAATGCGAATCTATATTCCTGGCGGTGACAAGCGGCAGCATTAGTGCTGAACATGGCCAAATGCTTGTGGGAATGATAAAAGATTCTATTGTTATTTCAGAGTCAACAGACCGACTTGAGCGACTGGAAAAGATTGAGCAACTACTGGCAGGAAAGGCTTAGTTGTTGTAGTATTAGTTTATCCACTGGTTGGCAACAATGCCATGATGACGGGTTACAGATTAGAGTTGCTTCCTCGACTCGCATTAACTTCCCGTTTGAAATTGTTGAAGGCAGGCTCTTTCCGTTGACATAGTACGGTTTCTACCTTTCCGCTTTAGCTGCTAAGTGCCGAAGCCGCAGCAAACACTAACCGCCTTGAGCGGTTTTTGTTTTTATTGCGCTTTACTTAAGCCATAACTAAAATATACATCTTAGAAACAAAGCTCTATAATTAAAGAGGCTGCGAGGCTAGGCGCAACGGATTGTGCCACTCGCAGCTTATATTCACTCGCGGCCTTACTTGTCAATCAACAGTGAGGTTTTTATGCTTATTCAAATTTCAAACAATTGGCAATCCTTGAATGCACTTTCAGGGCAAGCCGTTGGCACTTCGATGCTAGTTCAATCACAATCAAGCTCCCGCGTTTACGTCAAACAGCAAGCCTCACAGCCTGCGGTTGGCAGTATTGATGCGGTTATACTTGATCCGTTACAAGTGTGGCAGGTTACAGGCGGAAGCGTTGCCGAACGTAACGCTAACAGGCACAACTGATGGCGGCACGGCGCATAAACACGGTGCAGGCGGTTTAACTACACAGGCGGGCACAGGCAACCACGAGCATACATACCAGCAAATGGGTACTAGGAACGCTAGCGGCACAGACTTTGTGGTTGGTAATGGTAGCAATAACAACTCAGCATCAACCACAGGCACTGGCGCTCACACTCACACAGTTGTTGGTGATACCGCCACTGAGTCATCACACACTCACACATTCACAACAGTAAGCATGAATGGCAACGTGACGCAAACAGACCACTTGCCGCCGTACATTGCCTTTGGTAAGTTCATTTACTTAGGTTTGTAGTAAAGCTATACTAAATCGCCGGAGCTTCTCAGGATGAGTCACGGCGATAACTTTTAACTAACGGAGACAGCAATGCCAACAAAGCAAAAACCGCGTGACCCTAAGCCATCTGAGCAATCAAAGAAAAAGCCAATGAAAAATGGGCGCTGCTAGTTTTGACGTGATCATGGCCGCAGCTTTTGCTGTGGCTTTTTTCTTCAATCGTCAATCGATTGTGCTTCTGCTTGGGTGCGCATTGTGGGAGCTTGCTTTCTTGCTTCCTGTTAGTGATTTTACAATGAGCTTGATAGGTGCAACTATCTACGCAGTGCTTGCAGCAGCATTTATCAGAATTTTATCAAGTTTACGTTATGCAATGCTCGCCATCTCTTGCCTATACTATCTGAATGCAGTTGATTTTTGGCTGTCAAATGGGTACGAAACTTTGTATTATAATTCAGTTAGTTATTTAATCGGCGCGGTGGAACTGTACGCGCTTTGGCAATTGATGAAAGGGAGCTTCAGCCGTGCAAGAATTCATAGCATTGTTAATGGGGGCTTTTTTCATCTATAATTGCTGGAAGCGTATTAAACGCATCTGTCAACAGGAAAAACGCCGTGAACATATCCATCAAACACGCGCTGCAAGACGCAGCAAACAGCCTAAGCAATGACATACCGCAGTATATCAACAGCATCATGCACAAGTCATTCACTTGGATTGGTGGAGCTTCTGCGGCGTACCAGTTAAGCCCCACAGGTTCAGATTACATTCCAGATTTTTTAATGCCGTTGTTTTCCTGGTTATGGCACTTAGATTGGCTTCAACTGTTTTCAACATACGCAGTTTTAGCGCTTTGTATTGAGCGCACATTCGTTTTATGGGCGTGGTATCGCAGAGCTAAGCGCGGAGATTATGACGCAGGCAAGCCGCAAGAATGAAGCGACTCACTGCTAGCAGGCTTGAAAAACTAGAGCAAGAAACAAAGAAAGTAGTTGCTCAAGCATCAACTGACATTAAAGAAGTTTTCGGAGTTGTCTGCCCTGTCAATGGTTTGACACATTCCATCATGTACGCAGCCGGAGATTGGGAAAAGACTGATAGACCGCCTACGATATTCATACCTGCAAAGATGGAAATTGCACTAAGGGCAAAGACTCGCTTCGTCGTTATTGTTGGCGGGCGCGGCTCAGGAAAGTCAAACAACCAAGCCGACATTGACTTAGTTTTAGTTAAAGATGCTCAGTACAAAGTCATGGAGCTTCGAGAGTTCCAAGCCTCGATGCGTGACTCTGTTTATTCGCTGCTTAATATCGAGATACAGCGATTAGCAATGAGCGGCTATACGTCACAGAATGACGGCATATATCACGAGAACGGCGGATCATTCAGTTTTCAAGGCTTGGCAAGAAATCCGGAGTCGGTTAAATCTGCTGCTGGCTTCAATCGCTTTGTCATTGAAGAAAGCCAATTCCTTTCCGAAAAGTCTTTGAACGTATTAACACCAACAGCACGCAACATCGCCAAGGCTGGCTTGCCTACAAAGTTTGGCGGCAAGAAAGAAATTATTGATGAGGTTTCGGCTGCATTAAAAAACGTACAGCTTGTTTTCATAGGCAACCCACAGTCAGCCAATGACCCATTCAGCAAGCGCTTCATAGCTCCATACAAAGCGCATCTTGACGCAGATGGCGTTTATATTGATGAACTTCATACAATTATCAAGATGAACTTCGAGGATAACCCATGGTTTGATGACTCCGGCCTAGAAGGTGAAAGACAATTCGCTTACGCTAACTTTAGCCGTGCATTGTACGATCACATTTGGCTTGGTGAGTTTAACGATCACTTACCTGACGCAATCATAACAGCTGAATGGTTTGATGCCTGCATTGATGCGCATGTTAAGCTAGGTTGGCGGCAGAAGGGCGCCAAGATTGTTGCGCATGACCCAGCCGATTCAGGTGATGCAAAGGGCGTTTGCGTGCGTCATGGCTCAGTCATAACCAACCTGATTAACATCATCGGCGGGGACGTAAACAGCGCTTGCGATATTGCCACAGAGACAGCGCTTGCAGTTGGTGCAGATAAGTTCGTTTATGATGCTACCGGTATCGGCTTATCACTACGCAGGCAAGTAGGTGATGCTTTCAGCGCTGCACGCATGGAGATTGAAGAATTCTTTGGCTCTGGCTCAGTTGATGATCCGGATGGTATTGCTGAAAACTATATTGAACAATCCACCAAGCAAATCAGCAATAAAGAGTTTTTCGCTAACATACGCGCACAGAGATACTTTAGGTTGGCGCAAAGAGTTTTCAGAACATACCGAGCGGTAATACATGGCGAATACACAGACCCTGCCGAAATGATTAGCTTTAGCTCTGACTGTCAGGACTTGGCGCAATTGCGCACTGAGCTTTGCCGCATACCAAGAAAGCGCGGCTCTGGCAATGGCTACCAGATTGCATCTAAGCAGGAAATGAAAAAACTTGGCATTAACTCGCCAAACTTAGCAGACTGCGTGATGATGTCAGAAACTGACTATAATCCGGTTCCTGTGGTAGACTATTCAAATATAAATATTCCAACGATGGGATGGTAACGAAATGGCACGAATGACGAGACAAGACTGGTACGAGTCAGCAAAAGAGCGATTCACTAAAGCGGTTGGCGATGAGTCAACAAGACAGGTTCGAGAGAAGATTATCGAATCAATTCGATTTGCTCGCATACCTGGCGCACAGTGGGAAGGTTCAACTTTCGCAGGCACTGACTTAGCTGAAAACATGGATAAGTACCCACGATTCGAGCTAAACAAAGTGGCGAGAGAAGTTGACCGGATTATCTCTGAATACCGACGCAATAAAATCACGGTTAAGTTTCGGCCATCTGATGAATACACTAGCATTGAACTAGCCGAGAAAATGAACAAGGCTTTCAGGGCTGATTGGATCCGCTCAAATGGTGATTTTGCCGCAATCAACTGTTTTGATGACGCGGTAACTGGTGGTATGGGTGCAATTGAAGTCTGTGCAGAATACGCAGATCCAGAAGACCCAACCAACAAGCAGTTGCGTCCAATGTTTTATCCTGTCTACGACTCGCAAAGCTGCTTGTTTTGGGATAACTCTGCCAAGTCTTATGATAAGTCTGATGCTATGTGGTGCGGCATGGCGTACACAATGACGCCAGATGACTTCCGCACTGAATACGAAAAAGAGCCTGCAAGCGTTGTTAAAATCGAATCAGGCATTTGGAACGACTGGTGCACTCAAGATGCTGTTACGCTTTGCAAATGGTTTGAAATCCGCGTTGAAAAGGTTGACGCAATTGCTTTCTTCAATCCAGTGACTAATGAAAAAGCCGTTTATCTATCCGATGAAGTTGAGGACGTGATTGACGAATTGGCAGAGTCTGGATTCTTTGAAGTTGAGCGCAGAACAATCAAAAAGCGTAGAGTTTATTCTGGCGTGTTTGATGGCGATGAATGGCTAGAGACTCCAAAACGCATTCCAGGTGAATTTATTCCAATTGCCATGCAATACGGCAAGCGTTACTTTATTGACAACCAAGAGCGAATCGAAGGCCATGTAACAAAGGCGATGGATGCGCAACGCTTGGATAACTTGATGGTATCTATGCTTGCTGATGCTGCAACTATTGGATCTGAAAATACTCCGGTGCTAGATGTTGAAAACGTACAAGGGCTAGAAAAGTATTGGGCCAATAGAAACAAGAAGCGCAACGCTTATCTGCCGCTGCGGTCAGTTAAGGATAAAAACGGCAACATCATTCAGCCTGCCGCAGTTGCTAGCTACTTGCAGCCTGCTCAAGTGTCTCCAGCATTAATGACGTTGATGGAATACGCTGGTCAGAATATCCAGCAAATAACCGGCGCTGAGAATATGCAGCAGATGCCGTCGAATCTTGCGCAAGATACTGTTGAAGCAATCTTTAGCCGTTCAGATGCTCAGTCATTCGTTTACATGGACAACGCAGCAATGACGATGAAGTATGTCGGCAAAGTGTGGCTGTCAATGGCGCGTGAAATTTACGGCTCAGAGTTCACGGTCGCAATGGAAGATGAAGAAGGCAATCGCAGTTTTGGCACACTGACTGGCACGATAACCGACAGACAAACAGGCAAGATTGCTGTGCTTAATGACATTACGCAAGGCAAGTTTGATGTTGATGTTGATGTAGGTGAATCATTCGCAGCAAGACGCACACAGACGCGCAGAGAGTTGATGAACTTAATGCAGACAACGCCACCTGACAGCCCTTACTATTCGGTAATCATGTCGATGGTAATCGCCAACACTGAAGGCGAAGGCGTGGAAGATTTGCAGCGCTTCAACCGTAAGCAGATGCTAAAGAATGGCGTTAAGAAAGCTGAAGAAGAAGATGCAGAAATCATGCAAGAGCTTCAGCAGGAAATGCAGGCTCAGCAGCCTCCGGTAGATCCAAACGTATTACTGGCACAAGCTGAAATGCAGAAAGCCGCGGTCGCTGAGCAGAAAAACCAAATGGAGTACCAGAAGTTCCTGATGGAGTATGAGCTACGCAGAGCAGAGCTACAGCTTGAAGCTCAGCGAGTCGGCGCAGAGATTAACCTGAAAGAAGCGCAAGCATTCAAAGCTAATCAAGACGCCATTAGCACAACAGCTAATGCAATGAGCAGGGATTTTAGTCAATAACTTGACGGCGGTTTATTGACGCGCCATAATATTGACGCCCCCGATGGCGTTACATCGAGTAATTTAAAAGGGTTAAAAATGTCAGAACAGGTAGATAGCATCGAGATTGATGAAGTTGAAGCGGTTGAAGAAGTTGAGCAGGTAGAAGTTGAAGCGCAAGCCGATGAGCCAGTAGAGACTGAAGAGACTGAAGAAACGTTATTAATCGGTGATGATGAAGTTTCACCAACTTCAGACGCTGAGCAGGGCAGCGATGACGAAATTCCTGAAGATGCGCCAAATTGGGCCAAGAATCTGCGCCAGCAATACAAAGAGCTAGCGCGAGAGAATAAACAGTTAAAGCAAGCTCAAGCTGTTGCGCAACAGCCAGTGCAAGCGGTAGCTGAATTCTCTGAAAAGATGCCTGATTTAGAAGATGCTGACGTTGATTGGGATAAAGACAAGCTAGCTCAAAAGATGGCTGCTTACTTTACCAAAAAGCGCGAGTTTGAAGAATCTCAGAAACAGCAAAGCGCTGAAGTCGAGAAGCTGCAACAAGCGTACAATGTTAAGTTGTCTGAATATAACGAGCGCAAAACAAAAGTTGCTAGCAAGTTTCCAGACTACGCTACTGCTGAAAAAAATGTAATTGACTCGCTGCCGTTGGCGGCTCAAAACGCAATTTTGATGCACGCTGATAATCCTGAGTTAATCGTTTTAGTAGCAGGCAGAAAGCCGGAAATTATGAAGCGACTCGCCGAGCTTGCATCTGACCCAGTGGGGCTTGGTGTAGAAATTGGCAAGTTGTCGAAAATGGTTAAGTCTGCGCCAAAGGTTAAGACTTCAGTTTCAGCAACGCCACAAGTTAAAGCAGGATCAACTAAGCCAGTTTCGGCTAGTGAATCCAAATTTAAAAATATGTTCCCAGACGCCATCATTCGATAATAGGAGGCTATCATGCCATCGAATAATTTAAATAGTAACGTCAGTCAGATTACACTGAAAAAATTTGCTGAAGGTTTCAAAAGCACAAACGTTTTATTGAACGCAGTTGATCGCCAGGTTATTCAAGGCGAGTTAAACCCGAACACAGGTGAAGCTGTATTCTTAAAGCGCCCTATGCAGTACAAAGCAAGCCGCACTGCAACAGGTGACTTGACCGCTCAGACTTCAAGCGCGTTGTTATCTGGCAAGATTGAAGCCCGTATCAGCAACTACTGCACGGTTTGGATTGAATACGACCAAATCGAGCAAGCGTTGAAGTTGAACCAATGGGATGAAATTCTTGCTCCAGCTTATGAAAAGATGAACACCGAGCTTGAATTAGAGTTAGGCGCTTACATCCTGAAAAACGGCTCACTGCAATTGGGTACTGTTGGCACTGCGATCACTAAATGGTCAGACGTTGCGCAATGTGGTTCGTTCCTGAGTGACTTAGGTTTAAACACTGGCCGCAAGTATGCAATCATGGATCCTTGGGCTGCTCAAGCATTAGCTGACAAACAGGGCGCTTTAGGCTCTGCTAACGTCGAGTTAATCCGCTCAGCGTGGGAAGATGCTCAGATTGCTGGTAACTTTGCTGGCGTGCGTGCGTTAATGTCTAACGCATTATCAAACCGTACTGCTGGCTCTGCTGCTGGTGCTGCGACTGTTACAGTTAAGACAACTCCAACACTGACTTACAGCACAGTTAAAGACACCATGCAAATGACTGTAACCTTAACTGGCGCATCTTTAGCCGCTAAAGCATTGGCTGTTGGTGATCAAGTGCAGTTCACTGCTACTTCTTGGATCAACCAACAAACAAAACAAGTACTGTTCCGCAATGGCGCTGCCGTTCCGTTCACTGCAACTGTTGTTTCTGCTGCTGCTGCTGTTGGTAATGACATTACAGTAACGCTGTCAGTTGCTGGCGTTTTTGATGCCACTAACCCACAGTTCAACACTGTTAACCGCCAAATCACTGCTGGCGATGCGGTTGTAATCCTTGGTGTTGCAAGCACCACTTACAAACCAAACATCTTCATGCATGAGAAAGCGATTGCCATGGGTACTGTTGAATTGCCTAAGCTGCAAGGCTGGGATTCAAGCGTATTCACTTCTGCAAGCACTGGCTTATCAATGCGCGCAACAATGTCATCAAACCCAATTACAAACGTCCAAGGCGTTCGGATTGATTTGCTGCCAGCGTTCGCTACATTGATTCCGCATGGCTGCGGTCAATTCTTCGGCAATCCGTAATAGATTGCCATTATCAAGGGGCGCTTTATGCGCCCTTTTTATTGCGCTATACTAATCAAAACTTGAGGGCGCACCAATGTACACAATTAAAGATGTTATCAACTCAGCGTTTCGCAAGGCTGGCATAACTGCTGCTAACGGCATGAGGCAGCCTACGCCGGACATGCTCGAAATTGGCTTTGAAGAATATAAAGAGATGATGCTTGAGCTTGCGCCAGTCATGCGGCTTGAGACTACAGACGTTCAATCTGCTGACATGGATTTTATAGCCGGATTCCCAGACCAAGCAATGTCAGCCATTAGTTACGAGCTTGGCAAGCGTATCGCGCCAATCTACCAAGTCATGCTCACAGATGGTTATATGGACAACGCACGCGAAAGCATGGAAAACTTGCAAGTGCTAATGATCCAAGTGCCTGAGCTTAAACGCCGTCCAGATATGCCTCACGGTCAAGGCTGGAAAGACTTCGGTTATCCAGAACCATTCTACCCGCACACAAAGGATGAATGCTAATGCCTGAGATTCAAGTGCCAATTGTGCGCGGTGACAAGCTAAGCGCACAAACTGACTACCGCGATTTTATGCCAAAGAATATGCTTGCAATACCTAAAGAAATTAGGGGGGCGCAAGGTTATCTTATTTCTCATCCAGGCATTAAGCTGCTAATGACAGCAAGCGGTGTTTGTCGCGGTTCATTCTTTAATGACAGGCTTGGCAAGTTGTTTCAGGTGTCAGGCAATCAGTTGATCACAGTTGATAGTGCAGGCAGCTATTCGACTATCGGAACTGTCAATGGATCCGGCCAATGCTCCATGCCGTATAGCTTTCAATCTCAGCTGGTTATATCTGGCGGTAACGTATACAGATACGCAGGCGGAACGCTAACACAGCTAACAGACCCCGATTTTGGCCGTCCAATTGACGGAGATTGGATAGACGGCTACTACTTCTTTACCGATGGCGAATACCTTTATCATACTCTGCTATCAGACGAAACTCAGGTAGCTCCAACCGACTACGCAGTGGCGGAGATTATGCCTGATAAGTCATTAGGAAACATGCGCACACCAGATAACCTAATGATGGTGTTTGGTCGATATTCTACTGAGTATTTCACCAATGACGGGACAAGCAACTTTGCATTCATTCGCATTCCGCAAAAGTCTCTAGAGATTGGCATTTGTGGAACTTACTGCAAAGCTAGAGTTGCTGGTTTCC